CGAAGGCAGCCAGCACGCCGGTGGCGAGCGCCGTGACCAATTGCGGCGCCTCAAACCCGCTGGCGAGGCGTTCCGCCAGATCGTGCCGCAGGCCCCAGAACAGCACCGCGCCAATGATGACAGCGGTGGCCAGCCCAAGCCAAAGCCCCGTTGCGGCGCCGGGGGGCCGCGCCGGGCGAACTGGGCGGAGATCATTGGCCAAACGGTGGATCAGGTCTTCGCTTTGCATGACCGGTTACTCCCCACCCGTCAGTCTACGTCGTAGGGTCTGCATGGCGCGATGCGTCGCGACCTTGATCGCGCCAACACTCATGCCGGAACGCGCACTTGCTTCCTGTAGCGACAGATCCTGAAGCTTCGTCAGCCCAAGCGCGGTGCGCTGGGATTCAGGCAATTCCTGGACGGCATCGCGCAATTTCACCGCCGCACGATTGGCATCCAAAGCAGCATCGGCGCTGCCTTCGGGTGCCGGAAGCTCCGCCGCCAGATCGAGCGCGGCCTCTCGCCCCAAACGGCGGCCACGGGCGCGGATGCGGTCAAGCGCCCGCCTTTCGGTAATGGCAACCAGCCAGGGACGAAAGGGGCGAGAGGCATCATAGCTCGCCCGTGCGCGATGGATGGTCAGCAGCGTGTCCTGCACCGCATCCTCGGCTTCCGTCGCATCGCGCAGCCTGGCGCGGCAGATCTGGCGGAGCAGCGGCAGGCATTCGCGCAGCAAATCCTCATAGGCGCGCCGATCCCCTGCTTGCGCCGCAGCCATTAGGCGTGACCAGCGCAGATCGCGCGCATCGCGATCATCAGGCGCGGCGACAGCGAGGCCTGGCTTTTCCATCAGGCTGGATACCATAGAATAGGCTGGCAGGCAGGTACTAAGCATTCCAAGACAACTCCTTGCGGGGCAGTCCGTGCAGATGGGTCAAGCATGACTTGAGGAGCGCCCTATTCTTTTACGCTACGGTTCATGGGAAGGTTACGCATCGCACCGTCTGATATTCGTTGTGCCACGATACAATCAACCACTTGGCTGCCCCCTGGCCCGCGAGCCCAACCATGGCCGCACTTTCCTGGAACGGGCTGAATGGCATCACGCCGACAGCCCGCGGCCTGTTGCTGAATTCCAATCGAGGTATTGGCTTCGTAGTGCAGACAACCCACGCCAAGGAATTCGCGCTGGCGCATTGGTTGGTTGGCGGTGCGGATGGCGGGCGGCTTTGTCTGCGCTGCTTTGATGGCGCTGGTAGTGTGCGCGAAAACATCGCCGGCGATGCGCTGGCATCCGGTACCACCTTGCAATGGGCGCCGACCTCCAAAACCTGGCAGGCGGGGGCGGTGATGCAGGAAAGCGACCTCAATCGCCGCCAGACGGTGCGCCTTGGGCCGGAGGTGGCCTCTGCGCAGATCGGGATCATTGGCTTTGACGGGCAGATTGAATTGGAGGCGCTGCGCCTTTACGGCCTGCCGGAGGATGCGCCGGCGATCCTGTCCGGCTGCCCCGCTTTGCCCGCGGGTGGGAGAACGCTGATGTTCTCCGCCAGTTGGGATCTGCCGAGCATGCCGCCAGGGACAACGACGAACGCGGATGTGACGGTGCCAGGTGCGCGGCGGGGGGATTTTTCGGATGCGTCGCTCGATACCAGCAGCATTGCCTTTGTGCTGGATTGCCATGTCTGGTCGAATGACAAGGTGCGCGTCACGGCGCGGAATGTGAGCCTGTCCACGGTGGATCTACCTGCGGCGGCGTTGCATGTGCAGGTGGTGAAAAGGCGGGTGGGGTGATGCCACGGAACATGACCCGATCCAAGTTCTTCGGTGCAATGAGGAGCAAGGCGGGGCGATACACTGGCATCACACGAGACGATACCAAATTGGCCTCAGCTCCCGGGGGCATCCCCCATATCCTCAGGGCGGCATTGGCCGAGTACCCGCAGCTTGGCGGCCAGATCGCGCAAAGCAGTGCGCAGCCCTTCCTCGAGTACGGGGTGATAGAACGGCATCGAAAGTGCCTGTGGCACGGTCATCCGCTGCTGCACTGACCAGGCGAGCAGATGCGCCATGTGCTCCGCCGCCGGGCCGAACATCTCCGCACCGAGCAACGTACAGTCGCGCGCACTGGCATAAACGCGCAGTAAGCCCTGATTGCGCCCCATCACGCGGGCACGGCCCTGATTTTCAAAGGAGACCTGGCCAATAGCATGCACCCCGGCGGGAAGCTGATCATAATGCAGGCCGATCATGGCCATTTGCGGATCGGTGAAAGCGATGGCGAGCGGCGCCCGGCGCGTCGCACGCTGTACCTCAGGCCATGCCACGGCATTCGCGCCGGCAATCCGCCCCTCGTCTGATGCCTCATGCAACAAGGGGATATGGCCCGCCACATCGCCGGCGAAGAAGATCGGCCCATCGCCGCATTGCGCCGTCTGAGGATCAATCACGGGCAGCCCCGCCTGATCCAGCGTCAGACCGTTCGCCTCCAGCCCGAGGCCCGCGATGTTCGGGCGCCGACCAGCGGCGACCAGGACCCGGGCGAAAATTTCGTCGCTTTCGGTGCCATCAGCTTCCCGCCAGCGCAGCGCCATGCCACTGGCGGCAGGCGTCGCGGCCAGCATCGCGGTCCCAAGCCGCAGGTCCAGCTCAGCCGCAAGATCCCGCCGCGCCACTTGGGCAACCTCAGGATCGGTAAGTGGCCCGACGGCGTCGAAAGGCGAAAAGAAGGCAACCCGCACACCAAGCCGCTGCATGGCCTGGCCAAGCTCCAGCGCAATAACGCCGGTGCCAATAACCGCGAGGCTTTCCGGCAGGTCAGGCAATTCAAAGACCGTGTCGCTGGTCAGCACATGCTCGGCCACAGTGTCAAAGGGCGGCGGCAGGAAGGGAGTGCTGCCGGTGGCCACGACCACCGCGCGCGCTTCAACCCGCGTGTGATCATCCACCTCAAGCGTGGTCGGGCCTGTGAAGCGCGCCCGGCCAAGCAGCCGCTGGTCTGGCGGGATTGCCTCAGTCCCCGCGACGACGAAACCCACGAAACGATCGCGCTCCCGCTGCACCCTGGCCATCACCGCCGCCCCGTCAATGTGGGCGGTCGCGGGCAGGCCAAATTGCGCCGCGCCTTTGATCGCATGGGCCGCCTCGGCTGCGGCGATCAGCAGCTTGGAGGGCATGCAGCCCGCGCGCGCGACAGCGGCAACACGATGCTGTCCAAGGAATTCCCCGGCGGCATTCTGGTGCTGACGGGCGCCAATAGTGCGGTCGGGCTGCGTTCCATGCCGGCGAGGTTTCTGTTTCTGGATGAGGTGGATGCCTATCCCGGCGATATCGAAGGCGAAGGCGATCCGATTGCTCTCGCCGAGGCCCGGGCGCGCACCTTCGGCTGGCGCAGGAAGGCGTTTCTGGTCTCAACGCCGACCATCGCCGGGCGCAGCAGGATTGAACGGGAATACGCGGCCTCCGACCAGCGGCGCTATTTCCTGCCCTGTCCGCAATGCGGCGCGATGCAATGGCTGAAATTCGAACGCCTGATTTGGGAAAAGGGCGATCCGCGCAGCGCGCGCTACCATTGCGAGGAATGCGACACGCCGATTGAGGAACACCACAAGACGGCGATGCTCGCCGCCGGCGAATGGCGGCCAACAGCGGCAGCGGAGAATCCGCACACGATCGGCTTTCATATCTCGGCGCTTTACTCTCCGGTCGGTTGGCTCTCCTGGGAACAAATCGCGCGTGATTGGGAGGCAGCGCAGGGCAAGGCCGAGGATCTCAAAACCTTCCGCAACACGGTGCTGGGCGAGACCTGGCAGGATCGTGGCGAGGCACCGGATTGGGAACGCCTGGTGGAACGGCGCGAGGATCTACGGCTTGGCGTTGTGGCGCAGGACGCGCTGGTGCTGACGGCTGGCGTGGATGTGCAAGATGATCGGCTGGAATGCGATATCTGGGCCTGGGCGGAGGGTTATTCCTCCTGGCTGGTTGATCACATTGTCATCGCGGGCAGCCCGCGCGAACGCGCGCCTTGGGATGCGCTGGCGGAATTACTGGCGCGGGATTGGCCGCGCGCGAATGGTGGCGCGATACGCATCGCCAAGGCCTGCGTTGATACGGGCGGGCGCGATACGGCGGCGGTCTATGGCCATCTGCGCCGGCTGCGCGACCCGCGCATTGCGCCGACCAAGGGGGTGGATGGGTGGAACAGGGCTCAGCCGGTACAGGGTCCGACACCTGTCGATGCGCTGGTGGATGGGCGAAAGCTGCGGCGCGGCTTGAAGCTTTGGACGGTATCGGTTTCGACCTGGAAGGTTGATCTCTATCGCCGGCTTTGGCTCGGGCGTGGCGAGGCCGCGGAATTCCCGCCCGGTTGGGTGCATTTGCCGCAGGGCATTGAGGTTGAGTGGGTCAAGCAGTTGGTGGCCGAGCAGCTGCACCAGGTGAAGGACCGACGCGGCTTTGTGCGACAGGAATGGGCGAAGCTGCGCGACCGCAATGAGGCGCTGGATTGCGCGGTACTGGCGCGCGCGGCGTTGTGGTTGCTGGGTGCGGATCGGTATGGCGAGCGGTTCTGGCTGAGGCTACGTGAGGATATCGCGAATGCGCCGGTGGAAATGCTGGAACATCCCCGGCCCGAGCCAGCGCCAAACCCTGATCCACCGCCGCTGATGCGTCGGCCTGGTTGGCTGGCGCCGCGTGGCGGTTGGCTGCGGTGATTACTTTCCGGAGGAAATCATGAGTAACGGGGAACTCCACGCGCGCGAGCGCGAGGATCTGGCGCTGCATGTCGAGCGTTGCGCCGAGCGCTACACAGCGGTGCGCGCGGAGATCTGTGGCCTGCGCAAGCAGACGCGTCGGATTGAGGGGGCGATTTGGGGCATCGTTGCCGTACTGATCGCGCTCGGCGCGGGTGGGGCGCAGATCCTGCCAATCCTGCGCGCCCTCGCGCGCGGCGCGGGCGGGTGATCTGCCTTGGACCCCGCAACCCTCGCCTGGGCATTGGCGCAACCCGTAGGAAGCCGCGCGGCCGTGCTGGCCTCCGCCTATACCGGCGGCGTCACACGCGTGACCTTCGAAGGCCGCACCGTCGAATACCGCAGCCTGGATGAATTGGGCCGCGCCATTGCCGCGCTTTACGGCGCGGAGAACGCCGCCGCGCGGCGGCCGGGCGTGACCCTGGCACAGTTTTCTCGTTCGGCGTGAAAAGCTTTGATGGGTTGTGCATTGCAAGAAGGTTTTGACCGGGACGACGCCTTAACTCGCGCCCATGGGAATTGAAATTGTACCCCAAGCGTGCTACATGGCTTCGCAAGGAGATTAGCCATGAGCAAAACCGCAATGATCCGTGCCCGCATGGAGCCGACCCTTAAGGTCGAAGCCGAGGCTGTGCTGGCTCAGGTTGGGCTAAGCCCAACCGAGGCGATCCGTTTGTTTTATCGTCAGGTTTCACTTCAGGGCGGTTTGCCCTTCGAGGTACGGATTCCGAATGCAGAGACACGCGCCGCAATCAAAGAGACCCGCACAAGCAAGAAACTCAAAACCTTCAAAAGCGCTTCTTCTCTCATGCGGACGGTTGATGCGTGAAGGCAGTAAAGGCAACCAACCGATTCCTGCGAGACCTGAAGCTCGCCAAAAAACGCGGTAAAGAGCTCGTCAAAATCGAGACCGTCATCGATACCATCTGCAACGGACAGCAATTAGCCCCGAAGCATCGCCCCCATCGCCTTCAAGGCGAGATGCGCGGATTGTGGGAATGCCATATTGAGCCAGACTGGCTTCTGATCTGGGATGATGCCGAAGACGCAATCATCCTTGTGCGTACGGGTACTCATACCGATCTGTTCGACTAGCGAGGCGTCAATTCTCGCCGCGCGTCAACGCCATGATTTCGTCTGTACTCATGCCTGAACTGCTACTGCCTCGCAGCACTGCGAAACGGTTATGCTGCCTTCCGGAAGCGCTTTCCTTATCAATCTTGCTGAGGTTGACGCGACCATCCTCGGCAAGCGTAAAAGCAACCTTGCTGCCTGGCTTAATGCCAAGCAGATCGCGGATCGCTTTTGGAATAGTCACCTGACCCTTGGCCGTGACTTTCATCGGCATTGCATTCCCCAGAAACGATCGCACCAGAACTGCCCCTTCCATAGCGTGCCGATGATCCGGCTATCCACAAAATTCATGGAAATCACCATGCATAAAACCCAACATTGGCAGCCCGCCACGCTGGCGGCAGCGCTTGGCGTGCCGGAGGAGGCCTTCCGTGCCTTTGCCCGGCTGCGCCAGATCGCCTGGGAGAAGGAACTCTCGCCCCCCGAAGCAGCAAGCCTCGCCCTCGCCTGGGTCGCAGCCGACCGCGCGGCCTCCCATGGCCCGATTGCCGAAGCGGCTGGCGCGCTGCTTGATGCCATGACCGAGGCCCCCGCCGCATGAAGCTCCACCTGCGCGCCGCATGGAATGCCCTCCGGGGTTACGCGGCCGCGCAGGAGAATCGTGCCTCAACCTGGTCGCCCTCTGGCGGCAGCGCGAATGGTGAGGTCGGTATGGCCTCAGCCAGTGTCGCAAGGCGCGCGCGCGACGCCGTGCGTAATGACCCCTACGCCGCGCGCATCGTCGATCTCTGGACCGGCAATGCGGTCGGTGCGGGCATCACGACACGCTGGCCTGAAACCGCGCATCGCAATGCCTGGCAGGCCTGGGCGGAGAGCACGGCCTGCGATGCGGAGGACAAGCTCGATCTCTATGGGCTGCAGGCGCTGGCCATGCGCGCGGTCGTTGAAAGCGGCGAATGCTTCATCCGGCTGTTGACCGTGCCGACATCGCCGCGGAACCCCATCGGCCTTAGCTTGCAGGTGCTGGAAAGCGATCACCTGGATACGGCGCGCAACGGCGTGGTGAATGGCGCGCCGACCATCCAGGGCATTGCGCTTGGGTCGGCGGGCGAGCCGATTGGCTATTGGCTTTTCCCAACCCATCCCGGCGCCTGGATGCTGCCGGGTGCGCGGCTGGCGAGCAATTTCATCCCGGCGCGCGATGTGCTGCATGTATTTCGCAAGCGCCGCCCTGGGCAATTACGCGATGTCTCCTGGCTCGCACCCGTGCTGCTGCGGCTGCGCGACCTGGGCGATTACGAGGCCGCGCTGCTAATGAAGGCCAAGATCGAGGCCTGCCTCGCTGCGGTGGTCACTGATGATGGTGAGGAAACCCTGACCAAACCAAGCGACGCCAATCCTGGCTTGTTGCGTGACGCGCAAGGCCGCGCGGTGGAAAGCTTTGAGCCTGGGATGATCCTCTATCGGCGTGGCCAGGGTGATGTAAGTGTGGTGAACCCCTCCGGCGGTGGATCGCATACCGCTTTTGCGCGACGCTCGCTTGAAGCTGCTGCTGTCGGTGCGGGCCTGACCTATGACCAGGTTTCCGGCGATTTGACCCAGGCGAATTACTCCAGCCTGCGCGCCGGCAAGATCGAATTCCGCCGGCTATGCGAACAGATGCAATACGGCATGCTGATCCCGATGCTGG